TAGGAAGTGTTTGGTGCGTTGGTAAAAAGAGCAGTGCAGCAGAAAATGATTTAAAAAGTATTTATTCAAGTGGGGATGTGAATGCTGAGGCAGGTGTAGAGCAGACACATGAGTTTTCGGTTGAGGCAGGAAAGAGTGTGTATTTCTTCATTTATTCTCAGAGTGTAGCGGATGGAATGATATCATATTACAAAGATGGAACTTATTTGGAGTCGTTTTCTATCAATTCAAGTGACTGGCATCAGTCAGAAGGGCAGTCAGACCTGTATTATTGGGGAGATTCATGGAAACCATCAGCGGACGCATCATATAAGGCTGTATTTTCATTTAAGTCGGCAGTGTATTATGATTTAGAAGTTGTTCAGAAAACTTCAGAAGATGCACAGATAAGTAACACTAAAATTACATTGACGGCAGGATTTAACCACAAGCTCTCTGTAAGTAACACATCAGATAGTGTAAAGTGGTCGACAAGCAACAAGGCAGTTGCAACAGTATCTTCTACAGGTGTTGTAAGTGCAAAGAAAAACGGAACGGCAACTATTACAGCAACACTTTCAGATAAAACAGAATTAAAGTGCACGGTAGATGTCAAGAAAAATGTTTATTCGAGAAGTAAACAGGCAGTGTCATCTTTGCCATATGGAAAATCAGGAGTGGATGTTTATAATATATCTTATGATAAAAAAGGAAATATTGTATTAAAGGCAAATATATTAAATAATACACAGTATATGGCAACAATGATAAAAAAGATTAATATTCAGGTAAAGACACTGGATGGAAAAACAATTTGTTCATATACAGTAAAAAATAAAAAGATAACACTTAAGAGTGGTGGTAAAAAGTATGTTAAATATACTATTGCAAAAAAGAATGTCAAGATTAAAAAAGCTGATTTAAGAAATATTGCTGTACCAAAGGTTTCTGGTATGATTATGTATAAGAAATAGTCTGTATAAAATTTAACACTATTGATGAAGCACTTTCTGATATGATGCGATAGCAGCTGATAGTGTTATAATCGGGCAGCAGATAGGAGTTCAAATATCAGCCCGACTAAAATAATTAAGTTAAAATCCCGGAAGATCAAAAGAGAAGATTTTCCGGGATTGTTTTTATTGCATAAGAAAATGCTCGTAAAGTAATGTAATGCCAGGAGCAAAACGCTGGTTTTGCTCTTTTTTATGTTAAATATTAAATTAAAACATTTTAGCTGTTTTTACACGATTTCTTTCATTGTTATCTTTAGTATCTCATTTGAAATATTGAGTGCATGGTCGCCTATCCTCTCAAAATCAGTAAGCATTTCTGAAAAGAGTATGCTGCCCTCGTCAGAGCATTTTCCATCCTGAATACGCTCATACATATTGTTACGAAAATGTTCGGTCATATCATCTATTTTTTGTTCCATGCAGGTCACATTTTCATGCCATTTGACAATATTTTTAGGTTTTTCAAGAAGCATATCCATAGTCTGGTCACAGGTATCTTTTATTTCAGCTATCTCAAGATTGGCGTTGTCAGAAAAAATAATATTTTTTTCATGTATCATCTTGTAATATCCGGCAATATTGACAGCATGGTCACTTATTCGTTCGACATTGCTTGTGACCGTATAAAATGAGTTGAATATCTGGCTGCCGGCTTTTGTCGCTTCATGTGTAATTGCATTAGTTATATAACTCGATATTTCCTTGTTGAGAAAGTCCACGTATTCTTCGCGGTTTTCAACTTCTTTAAATTTTTTTTCATCACAATGCTCAAATACATCAAAAGAGTCGTGCACATTTTCTTTTGCCATTGCCGTCATTCTTGAAAGCTCGTTTCGTATTCCCTCGATGCATATAACAGAAATCATGGTTGTTTCTGTATGCACATTCTTTGGATCTAAAAGATATTTTACAAACATGCCGTTTTTGGGGTGTGCTTCATCTTTGCGGTCACGCAGTATAAGAGAAGCGGCTTTTGGAAGAAAACTGCCGATAGGAAGCAAAAGCAGTGTCGTGACGATATTAAACAATGTGTGAAGATTGGCTATCTGCGATGGAACAGATGCAGGTGTAATATGCTGCATAATGCTGATAAGAGGTGTTATCAGGCATAATATAGTGAACACGATAGTACCGAATACATTAAAAATGATATGTATAAGAGTTGTCCTTTTTGCATTTGTTGTAGTTCCGATAGATGCGAGAAGTGCAGTTATACATGTACCGATATTCTGACCAAAAAGGATAAATGCAGCACTGTCAAGCCCTATGACACCGCTTACGGCAAGTGCCTGAAGTATTCCGACCGAAGCGGAAGAAGACTGTATTATCGCAGTAAATACCATACCCATGAGTATTCCGACAATAGGGTTTTCAACCTTTGTAAGCATATTTACAAATTGCGGCTCATTGGCAAGAGGTTTCATTGCGGAACTCATCATGTTCATACCGATGAACAAAACACCAAGACCGGCGAGTATCTCACCGACATGTTTAAGTTTTTCATTTTTCTGAAATACAACTGCTGCTACACCTATAAATGCAAAAAGCGGGGCAATGGCACCGACATCAAGTGCAATGAGCTGTCCTGTGATTGTAGTTCCAATATTTGCTCCCATTATTATCCAGGTTGCCTGTTCAAGATTCATTATCCCTGAATTAACAAAACCGACAACCATAACCGTAGTTGCGGAAGAAGACTGAATGACAGCCGTGATAAGTGCACCGGTAAGAACACCGGTTATCCTGTTTGAAGTTATTTTTTTGAGAATATCTCTCATCTGATTTCTTGCAGTCTGTTCAAGGCCATTGCTCATCATCTGCATTCCATAAAGGAATAGAGCAAGACCGCCTAGTAATCCCATTATATTTGAAAGGCTCATAAATTAAAAATCCTCCTAAAAAAAAGAAAGTATAGTGATTTTATATGATGCAATAATTAAAAAATAATATCTGTCTTTTGGACTTTAAGTCAAGAATCAACCATTGATTTCAACTTGGTTAATTGTAGTGTATTGTTTTGATATTAACATCATAATCACATAGAAAACTATTATATTAAGCAATTCTTTTTTTTGCCGTCGGATCTATGAAGATAACAGGTTACGATTTCGGTTGTTTTTGGAAAATGTAAAGAAATGTATTCAGAACAGACAGGATATAATGCAGATAATATAAAAACGGGCATGAAAATAAAGGAAAAATCTAAAATTCCTCCTTGCTTTCGTATACGGTTTATCAGCTCATTAAATTGAAAATTTTCAGAAATGCTCAGCGTGTTTGTCGTGCAGATAAGTTCATAATGATACAGAGAATTATCATCTGTTCCGGATAAAGAAACACCGCCCTGTTCATCATTTGCGGTGGTATTATCTGTTGATGTAGCATTTGCATATAATTTATTTGCAGATATGTCATTTTCTGTTTGTAAAAAGAAAGGAGCTATAGTCTGAAAGTGCACTGTATCTGACAATTCATTAGTCAAAAGTGAATCGGTGCATATGGCAGGGAGTAAAATGAGAAGTATAATAAAAAATCTGCTGGTAAAATATTTCCTGATATTCATCGTATAACCTCCTTTCCTGCAGTGTGTAATTTTAGGTATTTGAGAAAATGTTATAATTCTTGCTCAAATATATTTGTATGATTAACATAACATATGGTTAGTTTTGCAGTTTCTACATTTGCGATTGTAGCATTAAAAAGCAGGTTAGTCAATTTGAAGATTTAGGAGTTCACATCAGGAAACACGCTCCCTGGGGGAATGAAGACACACAGTCAATTATAAAAACACTAAAGGAGAAAAATGTGCATGTAACTTTCTTTATGACCGGTGGCTGGGTCGATACTTATCCTGATGATGTAAAGGCACTATATAAGGCAGGTCACGAACTTGGAAACCACAGTCAAAACCACAAACAAATGTCAACAATTTCTGCGGCTGAATGTGAAGATGAAATAATGAAAGTACATAATAAAGTAAAAAAGCTCACCGGATATGACATGAAAGTTTTCAGACCACCATATGGTGATTATAATGATGTGCTTATTGAAAGTGCAGAAAAATGTGGTTATCATGCGATACAGTGGGATGTTGATACACTAGACACTGTATGAAGTACAACAAAAAGCCCATAAAACAGGGCTTTTTGTTAATATAATATATACAATACGGTGAAAATGTCAATATAGTTTACATCTTATAATAGACTTTTACATCATCAGCGTTTGTGAACAAGACACTACTCAGCAAAAATTGACATACATTCTTTTTTTCATCTATGGAACCATGTGCAAGAATGTAGGGTACATTTTCAATCTCAATGCCTGAAAAAAGGCTGATGACATTTTCTGTGTCTCTTTTAATCTCATTTATTCTGGTTAGGATTTCGTGTTTTCTGGTATCAATCTTTTCAATTCGTTTGTTCAGATATTCAATGGCGGTAGTATTACCGGCAGAGCAGGCATCTAGAAGATTATCAATCTCAATATCAAGTTTTGCCGCCTCCTGCTGTAAAAGATTTACTTCATGGCTTTGTTCTGCCGTGAGTTTAGAGCCTTGCATTGCATGAAACATATCAATGACTTTTGGATTTGTTGCATATCGTAGAATATCATCAATGACAATTTTTTCTAAAGCCGATACCTTTATACTTTTTGAAGTACAAGTACCGGCTGCATAATTTCTCTTACCGGAACAGGTAAAATATCTGACACCACGGGAACTGCCGCTAGGAGACATTGCCCTGCCACATACGGCACACTTTACAAGACCGCTGAGCATTGTCGTTTTTGCTGTGCCGGTGCGAGGAGAAACCTGCAGCTTGGCTTTCTTCTTGAATTGTGCTTTAAGGAAAGTATCGCTGTCGATAATCGGTGGAGTTTTACAGATAGCGAGAGTCATTTCATTAACCGGGCGGGAACGCTTTGGATGTTTGCTGCCTCTGTCACGCTTTCCAAAAACATTGAGAGAAAGTTTGCCGTCGCACTGTTCAGGGCTAACACGCACACGCACTCCCTGTGCTGCATAAAAATTGTAAATATCCATAGAGTTAGGTGCATACATGGGCTTGGATAAAAGCTCGGAAACAACTCTGGAAGTCCATGCACCGCCTTTTCGTGTCGTGATACCCGCTTTGTCCGCCTTTTTAAGTATCTCATATATAGTTCCATCAGGTTCGAGATACCATTTAAAGAACTGTTTTACCACCGCCGCTTCCCGTTCGTTTATCTCAAGAACAGTGTGCTTTTGACCGTTCTCCACAATCTTTTTAAGGTTAAAGCCGTACGGAGCAGGACCGCCACCCCAATAACCAAGTTCACAGCGGTAATAGTAGTTGTCTGTCACTCTTGCGATGATAGCTTCACGCTCCATCTGTGCCAGCGAGCCAAAGAGAGTAGCCATCATAAGACCGCCGGGGGCAGCAGTGTTGATATTGTCGGCAAAAGAAACAAAGTGAACACCGAGTTCATGATAATCCTCGATAAGATTAACAAGGTCACGGATGCTTCGGCTTATACGGTCAATCTTGTAGCAGACAACAGCCTTTATTTTCCCAGCTTCAACATCATTGTTCATTTTCTGAAACTCCGGACGGTCGAGGTTTTTTGCAGACCAGCCTTTGTCTTTGTAGACTTGGTAATCATCCCAGCCGTTTCTTTTGCAAAGCGTGATGCAGTCGTTTATCTGTGACTCGATGGAGAGGGAGTCTTTTTTGTCGAGTGATTGGCGGACATATATGGCTACCATGTGGTGACCTCCTTTATTATAGCTCTGAATTTAATTTTTCGGTTATAGCGGATAAAACAAATTCGTTGCGGCTTTTATAACCAAGCTGCTTTATCGTATCGTCAAGAGTTTTAAGTTGTCCTTTTGGAAGAACAACATTAAAACGGTCATAGTTTTTTGCGTTGTACTTGTTTTTGCTTTTAGTCCGGCTTGATGTGTTTGATTTAGTATTTGCCATGTTTAAAATCTCCTGGTAAGTATTGTAAATATAATATACTTGTGTAAGTATAATGTCAAGTGGGAAAATTAAAATGATAAAAGAAGTGAAAATTGCATCAGTATAACAAATAAGATTTTATTATTCATAAAAATATAATGCTATTTACTTTAAAATGTGATATATTTATATTAAAGTGTAACAATTTTGGAGGAATATATATGGAGATACCAGCTTTTCTTGATAGAGATGATTATTTGCAGAACCCAATAATGAGAAAATTTTTAAAAAACAGAGGATTAAAATTTCAGACTACGAGGGCAGACTATATAAATGCTATAAAACAATATGCAGATACAGATGAGAAATGCGAAAAAGATGTAAGGCAATGGTTGTTAAAGGTGGCTAAGGAGGGAAGTAAAGATTTTTGTTATAAGCGAATAAAAAGAATAACTTCGGAGCAGTGTGACCCTATAATAATTGAGGAAAAAATAAAAAGAAAATATCCGAATTGTCCAATGCTCAATATTCTTGAGTATAAAAATACGCATAATAGGGAATTAATAGAATATAACATCATAAAGGATGATTCTGGAGCGGCTATAAAGCTAGAATTTACTTATTCCAAATTAATGTTATGCGGAGAAGTGAATCAGGAGGGAATAAACACAGTATTTCCGGTTTTCATAGAGGTATATTTAGACAACGGGTTAATTGTTAGCAGAGCAAAGGCAAAAAGTACAATATTTAGACATGACGGAGATAGTAACAAACTATTATTAGAAAATAAAGTAAATGCCATGGAATATGCTGTTGCAGCAATAGACGATGTAATTGGAATGCTTGGCTATGATGTCGAACAAGATTCTAAAATTGTCAAAAAAGAAAATTATGAAATGTTTTATAGGATATATTCACAATTTTCATTTACGCCAGAAGAAGTTGTAAGAAAAGTTGAGCGTATGCGGCAATATAATAAACAGTACATTGATTTAATATTTGAAGATTTAAAATTAGATGTAAGAAATAAGCAGAAAGCATTGGAAGATATGGACACAATTGTAGAAAAATATATTTCTATTGATGGGAGGAATGAAGATATATTTAAAAAGGATAGGGATGCATATTTAATAAAGGTGGGATCAGATAATGAATTAGAACTTACTAAAATATATACTTTATCACAAAGAATGGTACCATTGCAATGTACATCAGCATTTTTTGACAGTAAAAATGCAATTATTAGGAGCAAACAATGTACTAAATTGAATTTGGTATATAAACGTAAAGATGATACATATTTAAAAAATAAACCAATTGTAGTACAATTTGGCACTACAAAAAATTTTGGATTTTTTAAAACACTACAATATGCAGAAGAGGAGGATATACAATATGTTTTACAAACAATTTATACCAATTATTGATATTTTAAATCCTGAGTTTGTAGAAAAATTTGATTATTGGCTTGCTACATTGCCTATTAGTGATCAAAGACATATTACAGCATCTATTGTATCGTCAAGACTTGCTGTATCTTACTCTCAGGCAGATGCAATTTTAAAGTATTCTGAAAAACAGGGCATTTTACAAAAACAATTTTTAATAAAATGTCCAGATTGTAATTCGACTTTGGAAGTGATAACTAAGGATGAAATACCTGATATATTAATGGAACCGCAGTATTGTTATGATTGTGAAGATGAGAAATGTATAACGGTAGATGATATATATACGGCATATGAAGTTATATTACAACCGGATGCTACAGAGGAGGAAATAGCTAAGGCAATAGAGGATAGATTGCTTCAAAGTGGAGATAAAGTAATAAATTTTTCACAGGCTGATTCATTGGCTAATGATAGAGAATCTTTATATGAATGTTTTTATAATCCTGATGAGTCAGCGTATGAAGCATTAAAGAAAATGTGGAATGAGTTGGATAATGATTATGGAAAGAATACAACTGCAAAGGGGAGTAAATTAGAAAAGTTAGTTTTGAAATTATTTAGTAACATAAGATATGTAAAGGTTTCTAATGATATAAGAACATTAACAAATCAATTTGATTGTACAGTACTTTGTGGATTAGGAACACGGTATTTGTCTGTTTTTTCATATATGACACCGTATTTTATTGTTGAATGTAAGAATGAGCCTGATAAGAAACCAAACA